CCAGGAACTTGAGGTGGCTGAGCTGGAGGCACAGGCGGTGGGGGGTTAACAACACCCAGCACCCACTCACGCCCGCGCACCTCACAGCCTCTGATGCCATCCCGGAGCGTAGTCCACCATGCCGTTGGCATCTCCACCTGCGCCCACTGGTCAACCTCCACATGACCATCACGGAGCGCCGGAGTTTCCAACGGCGGCGGCGGCAGCGGCCCCATGCACAGCAGGAAGTCCCGAACAGCCTCAACCCACATGTTGATGCCAGCAGCGTCAACACGCTGCCTCTCAAACTCCGTCTCACCGTAGCCCCAGCAGATCAGCACCGCCTGATACCGGTCATGCGCACGCACGGCCACGACATCACGCCCCGTGATGCCCATGACTCGGTTGCGATATGCATTCTCACCAGAATCCCAGCGATGCACGAACTGATCCACCACGGACTGTGGCAAACTCCGCACCAAGTGATCAGTGAGAGTAAGCACGGTGTACGCGAAGTAGTTCAGTGGAGCCAGACAGCAGCCCATGCCCTTTAAGCAAAAGGCACGGCCGCGCAGCAGCAGCGCCGCAGCCATGTACGACTGGCAGCAACGCTTGCAATCCACATCCACCACCTCATGTGAGTTACACTGTGGCAAGCCGGACGTAGTCGTAGTGAGCTTGCTCAGCACGCGGGCCACATTGTTGACCGTGAACCACGCCTCGGGGGTATTCAAGCGGGGGTAAACCCACTGATCCGCCACAGGCGTATCCACCATGATGGCTTGAAACACAGTTGCCTGGGTTGCGTGCCTAACTATCCAAGGCCGCGTTCCGTAACGCGGCCACACCAGGACGGGAGCCATCCAGCTCGACCAGGCCTGCATGGGTAGCGGCACACGAATCTCCCAGACCCCAGAAGTGTTCCTTCGCACAGCAGCGTCAACCGTGCGGCCCACAAGCTGAACCCTCAGGGTACCATAGGCGAACCGCCGGTCAGGTATCTCATCCGCGACACCGGGCAGCTCACCATCCCTAAACACCACAACCACCTCGCAATCCCCCGTAGCACAAGCGTTGCAGTAGTCACGGCAGGCAATATGCCCTCGCGGGCACTTCCTCTCTGGAAGCGACCCCACGGAACACGGGCCATTATTCACGGCCGATGCCTCACCCGGGCGCAACTGACGCTCATCAAGCGTCCAGTTAGCACCCTGACCACGCGGAACGCGCTCAGCTCGAACAATGGACATCCCACAAAACTCAATCAGGTCTTCTGGGCCTTTCCACTGGAACTTCACCGTCATCCCGCACCTCTGCAACATGCATTGGGCAAACGAGTTCGCGTACTCCGCTTGCGAGACCCCCAATTGCACGAGCATGTCCGGGTCGAGAAACCCGAGACCATCATCTCCCTCCACGAAATGGGCTACCCACTCCGGGCGGAGCATCACACCGCGCTGCCAACACACAAAAGCATGCACACGCATGCAGAGACTCCTGTTTAGGATACCGTTTCCAAGGCTAGTGTCGGCCGTGCCTGACAGCCGAGTCGCCTCGTTACCCAGAATCCCCAACAGTCCCTGCTTGCCCATCGATGCACTCCACTGCATGGTACCTGCGAAGATCTCTTTGGCGAACGCTCGGACGCGCGGATCCTCATACAAGTCGAACATATGATGCTGCGCTCTGAGATGGCAACTCTGCACAGAGCCATCCCAGGCACTGAAGTCGGTGTCATACACCAACCCCTGTGCCAGCAGCCTTGGGTGCAGCTCCTGCAACACCAAGCTGATGTAGGGTCCCACCGCACAAGGGATGAGGCCCTTCACCACATACGTCGCATGACTCGCGTGATTCATCTGCGCCGCATCATCCACCCCCCGGTCTCGCAGCACTACCATAGAGTGCTCGACTGGATCCACAAGCCTGCCCATGACCACCTTCAGGGCGTCCTCCGGGTTTGAGATAAGCCTCGACCGCGACGCGCCAACCTCTCCTTTCTGGAAATCGCTGAAACGCTGCGGGAAGCCGGCCTCAAAACCCTCAAAAGGATCCTGACCTATGGCCTGCGCCAACTGAACGTACGCCAACTGCAGGCGCTTGCGGCGCTCGGAAGTGTAGCGATCCACGAAAGCGTGCAGTGGCGTAGGCTGTGCCACTGACAGCCCCGCTCGCCGCAAGGGTTCCGTGAACTCCTCATCCACATACGTCCCGAGCATCGCCTCAATGCCCGGCGCATCCTCCAACGCCGGGCGCACCTGCAGCTGGCGCGTGACAGCGGCTGTCAACAAGTTCTCAGGGTTAACCATCGACGCCATAGCCGTAGCCTCTGATGCTATAGAGACACCAGCCAACCTAGGCATCGCCAGGTGAAACCCGGAGACCTTGATCCACGCCCGCCGGTCACACATGTTCAGCGGTGCAACGGACATGTGGTGCCGCACCGGCACCACCAAATGTGGTTGCACTATGCCTCGCGTATTGAGGACCACCTGCTCTCTCGTCTCCCGCAGAAACTTCATCAAGCGTGGCAAGAACCCCGTCACGTGTGACCGGCGCACCACGCTGATCACACCACCGAAGTCACCACTCTCGTATCTCTGCAGGGAGAGGGCAAGTATGCCCACAGCGTAGTGTTGACGGTACTCAGGAGCCACGGTAGATGGGGCGGAGTGCGTGGTGCTCCGAAGGCCACTAAACGTAGACCGACGAAACTCCACATCATCCCGCTTCGGCCCCGCAAGGGCTAGACGGAGAGCTCCTGCATGCACCTGAGCTACC